CCTGTACGCCCCAGCCTTCGCCAGCGGGTACCACCTTGACGGTGAACTGCTCAATGTCGGGGACAACGATGTCTTGCGGCCAAGTAATCGACCCGACGATGTTCTGGGTGATAGTCCATACACCAGCAGAATATAAGCCCGAACCAATCAGCAGGGCTTGCACCTTGTAGACTCCCGCGGGCGCCGTAATCCCAGAGGGGAGAGTAACAGGGCAAACGTCCGCAATAGTTGCATCCTCGCTGGCGTAGATGTAAAACTGCGAGTCCTCATCCGTTGCCACTCGGACAGCGTAGATATAAACGGCAGGGGTATTCTCTATCCACCCGTCAGAGTTGCACCAGGGGCGAGCGGCACCCCCGCTTGTGTAAACAGTAATGCCCGGGCCTGCGGTAAGGTTCTCCGTGTAAAGCATCTCGTCACATTCCGACAAGACGTCTCGGTAAATATGCGCGCCGTTGGCTACCTTGAGTACGTCGTAAACGACGCTATCAACGGTTACCTCTTCGGCCTTGAGCTGAAACTGGTTAACGTACTCTGGTGATACTGGCGGGTTGCCTACGGTCTGGGGCCAAGCGATAGAGCCGATCACGCGCTGGTTAACGTACCAGTTAGGCTCGGTATAGTAAACCTCGGCAACGCGTAGAACCTGTACGGTATGCTCTGCGACGGGCGTCTCGATTTCCTCTGGCAGGGTTACTGGGCAAGACGTGTCCAGATTGCTGTCCGTGGTGACGTAGATATAGAAAATCGCGTCTTCCAGCGTCTCGACCTTGTAAGCGTAGACGTAATAGTCTGACTCTTCGTACAGGTTTACAAAGCCGTCATCCGAGGCGTATGGGCTATAAACGTCCGTACCAGGGTTAAGGCCGACAGACGCGGCAGGGGTAATTTCCTCCGTCCGCAGCTGCTTATCGCAGTCACCCAGCACAGGCCGCCAGACGTTACCGCCACGGCCCACGCGTAACTGCCAGTTACCGGGCCCGCCAAAGACTTCGGTCTGGTAATGGTTTACGATATCGTCAGGCGCTACCCTAGGGGTATCCGTGGTAACGTCACCCTTAGTGGCTTCAGTAGGGAACGTCAGAGTGCCGATGCAATTCTGAACTACATTCCAAAAACCGCTATCCTCGTTATATGTGGCGCTACCGACTAGGATGTAACGGCAGACAGTGCCAGCGACATAGTCGCCGTTTGTTTGGATGAAGGACGGCAGTTGCCCGGGACAGCCAGGGGTGTATTCACCGCGAGGCATTACCACACAGATCGGGTTGTAATCAATACCGCCAGTCACGCCATTAGGGTCTACCCAATAGGGCTGAAATAGCCATACGTCCCAAGTGTTACCGCCAAAGGTGTTATCGGTTGAGCCGTCTTCTCCGACGTCATACTCCATTGACTCCTCTTGTGGGGCGTCTGGGTCGTGAATGGACTCGGACTCAAGGACAGCCGTGGCGCCTTCATCAATCGTGGTCGTAGAGGAGTCCCCAGGACCTAGGGTAATAGTCGTAGGCACCCCCGCAATTTCCATAGTAATGGTTGCGCTGCCACCCGTGCCGACTGTGTAGCTCTGGGTCGAGCCCTTGCCTAGCGTGGCGGTGACGTTAGACTGCGAGCCAGTGCCTAGCGTATAGGACGCGGTACCGCTTTTACCTGATAAGCGCCCGTTAGACTCGGTGATATTGCCGCCAGGGTCTAGGGTGTACTTGAGAGTCTTAGAGCCACCCGCCCCCATGTTATACTCAGTGGTTCCAGTAGAGCCTAACTGCCAACTGTGTTCAATGGTGTCACCGGGAATAAGCGTCTGGGTAAAAGGTACGGAAGCAATTAGCCACTGCGTCGTGACTAGGGCGCCGCCCGCGTTAAGGCTGTAATTAGTCGTGCCTGTAGAGCCTAACGAGTAGTTGGTGGTCGTGCCGAGTTTGCCGTTGCGGATGCTGGCCTGACCGCTCTTGTTGATGGTTCCCATAGTTTAGAGCGATAGGGTGACAAAGCCATTCTCAGACATAAAAGGACTAGAAGAGTCTGTCCCCTCGGTCACTGTGTCCCCAGTGTACCGGGCGTAGTTATTGACGATAGACTGATTAGCGCACTTTGCACCCGGTTCTTCTTCAGATCCTCCAAAGTTGTGCGATGCCCAAAGCACAGTCCCACCGACGACCTTTAGTTGGTTCTCGACGACTACAATTTGGAACTGTTGCAGTAGCGCTTCAGAAAGTTGCTTGGGGTCTAAGGGCGGGAAGATGATCTCAAGCGAAGACCCGTCCTCGGAGTTGACGAAGTTGTAGCCTGTGCCTGGTTGGATTAAGCCCATGTTAGACGAAGAGGGGATAGACTTGAACAGGCCAGCCTTCCTTATTGATGCGGATTTGGTAGGAGCATTTATAGACGTGACCGTACTGCTCGAAGTTTACGCCTGCCAAAAGTAGTTGAGCGCCGAAGGCACCTTCCCAGTCTTCGCCCATAAAGTTAGGGACTAGCAAAGGTCCAGCGTCCCACCCGTTGAGCAATGAGCTGCGGCCGACGTTAGCGATGAACCTTTGGACAACCTCATCGTCGCTCGTGTAGATGATGCCCGACAGGCCAGTCGTAGGGGCAAGGTAGTTTGACTTACCGTAGAAGGCACGGTAGGTGGCGTTAGGGTCTTTAAAGCCCGTGAACTGATAGGTCGTTCCAACCTTCTTAAAGTGTGCGCCGTTAAGACCGACGTACTCGTCAGTGACTAAGGTCGATGCTGGGTAGACAGGGGCTGACGCGGTACCCGTGCCGTAGCCGGCAATCATGGCGTCGAGGTCAGGAGCAGGAGGCGACCCGCTGGTTGCGTCAAAGAACTTAGGGTGCGAGGTGATGCTCTCGGTTGCAAGGGACGCGGCGCCGCTGATGTTGGCAATCGTGTTGGTCGCAACAGTCCAAAGGCCCGGGTCTTCTGCTTCCCCATCGGCCTCCGAGCAGATGCCAACGTAGTCCACCTTGTAGCCGACAAACTCAAGAGACCTGTATTCGCGGGCAATCTTCCAAGCCTTCATAAAGGCAAACTCTGGATGAGCTGAGCCCTTGAGGATAGGGGTGCCTCCGTCGTCACCCGTGTAGTTGACCGTTGAAGTCAGAAGGCCGTAGCCGTCATTAGAGACGACATTCCCTGGTTGTTGCAGGGAGGTGGTAAGGGCGTTGCCTGTTTTAACGATTGCCATAAATTAGCGGGTCATGCCCGGTGAGTAGAGGGGGAACTTGCGTCCAAGGGGTTTGGTCGGGTCGCTAGCGATACCCGCGTTGACGAGTTCGCCCAGTTTAGAGTCGATGCTGGAGAGTGTCGTGTTGGCTTCCATAGCCAAGGCAATCTGCGGGGAGGCGCCGACACCGATCACGCCAGCGCCAAGCATAGAGCCTGTTCCTGTATCTGATGCAGCCTTTTTGTCTTCAAAGATTGGCTTAAACTTTTTGCCTTCGTCAGAGTTTAGGAAGGCATCTAAGGCAATCTTCTGAAACTGTGGGATAGATGCCATTACTCCAGGCTCAAGCACATCTTCGTACCCCGTTTGTTTACGACGTTCTTGACGTAGTAGTTCCTGACCGGCTGCCGTTTTGTTTATGAAGTCTAAAGTAATTTTGCGGCGGCCTGCCTCAACTGACGCGGCTTCCTTTTCAAGTGCTTCCTTTGTTTTAAAGAACTGAGCCATCTTGGCCTCTTCCATGCTAGCGAACTTGGTGTCGCCCTTTGCGATGATATTTATGCCATCAGCGGCGAGCTGCTTAGCCTCTTGGATAAGAGAAGAGATAGTCGAGATTACTTGCTGAATGATAATCACTGGAGCGATAAAGCCCAAGGCGATGTCCTTAAAAGCAGTGCTGAACTTCTTTTGAATACCGTCAATCTGACTTGAGAAACCTCCGACGGCGGCCTTGGCCTTGTCCATAGCCTGGGGAACGTCCGAGGTCGTCTTAATGTTTACTTCGAGGGATTGGGCCATGTTAGTCGGTCTTCTCCTTTGCCAAAGTGGAAGCAGCCGCCGCACGTTCGGAGTCCATAAAGGCCTCTTCCTCGGGGGTCATTATCTTTAGCTCGGCTCCCTTACGCATGGCGAAGACCGTATTAAGCCAGATGGCTTGGCACTCCGGCATCTCCCAAGCCCGTTGCTCTGGGATGCCAGACGCGATCAGGTTGGCGACGATAGCCAGGGGCCAAGGGACGCCGTTGTCTCCTCCGCTCTTTTTGCCTTCCTGCTCCCAGAACTTAGGCCAGTCGTGGATTAGGGCATAGCCCGAGAAGGCCTTAAGCAAAGCCTCAAACTTAGCCGGGTTGCGGTTCAGAGTTATAACTCGTAACTTGTCACGCCAACCAATACCGCCAAGCGGCTCCTCGGCGCACACCTGACAGGCAAAGATAAGGTCGGCTGGAGTGATGCCGCGGTCGCCCGTAATCAGCGGCGAGTTAAACGCCATTAGTCGTACGCGGTACTTGAGGCACCAAGGGTACATAGAACGACCCAGTATCCGCAAGGGAGCCGGGTCGATGTAGGCGTTTAGGAAGCGAGGGTCCACGCCGTGACTATGCCCCTACTTGGGGCTGGGTCAATTAGGCAGGAGTGACGTCGACGCCCTCGTAACAGACAGCCGTGACCGTGACAGAGGTGAAGTCCTTATTGGAGCCCTTCTCGGAAATAGCCGTGACCGTGCCTTCGTAGGAAACCGTCGCCGAGCCGCCAGTATAGGCAGACAAGGTGTTAATCGTGAAGATTAAATCAGCGCCGAGGATGGGCATCGTCGAGGTCTTGCAAATGCCGTCGACGGTAACCTCCGTTTTGCGGTCGTCGTAGCGGGCCGTCTTGGTAATGCCACCCTCGTCGACCACGGTGCCGGACAGGTTAAACGTAGAGTTAACCGTGTAGGACTGCACGAAGAGGTTGGTGACCGTCCCCGCGACACCAAAGAGGCAAGTAGTTCCAGTAGATACGGCAGCCATGATTACTTTTGCAAGGGTTGGAAACCTTACGGGGCTAGGACCGTGATGACCGAGAAGGCAAAGGAGGTCGCCCAGCTGCGTTCGTCAATCCCCTCGTCCTCGGAAACGATGCTAACGTCGTAGCAAGTAGCGTCTCCGCCAGAGACGAAGGCGGCCTTAATGCTGACTAGGTCACGCATATTCCCGACCAGGGCGGCACACCGGGTGCGGTGATCGGCTAGGGTCGTGTCGTCGGCGTTAGAGAAGAGGGTGATGCGGACCGAGCAATCGTAGTTCCCCTCGCCTTCGGGGAGGCTGGCAGGGGGTCGGGCAGAGTCGCAAAGGACGACGGCCTTGGGCAGGGTCTGGGTCGCGGCGTTGTCTCCCGTGAGGAAGGACACCGTGGTAAGCCCAGTCTGGGTCGAGAGGTAGGTCGCGAGCGTAGACTCGACGATGTGACGGATGGAGGCGGGCATGGGTTATTTGCTGTTAAACTTGGCGATGTCCTTTTGGACTAGGGTTTGGATTTTAGCGGGCATCTGCTTGACGCGGTTGCCGTAGACCAGTCCGAGGACGCCCGCTTGGTCGGCGATGCCGTTGGCGTTCCCATTAAGATTTCTGACTGTCACGTTGGCAGTCTTGTCAGTAAACGAGGTTTGGCTTACGCCTAAAACCGTAGTGTGAGTAGTAATCCAGCCAGCGCCACGAAGGGCTGCCCCCGCGTTCTTCTCAACGCCGTTAATGACCGGGCGGGGCAGGGATAGCAAAGCCTTGTACCAGCCCGACTTAATGGCGCCGACAGTCTCTTGGCGTTTCTCGATGTAGG